TCGGCCTTCTTTCGTCATTGGAGAGAACGTTAGTGGACATCTTAAACTCGGTCTTGACTCCGTGCTCGCGGACCTGGAGAGTGAAGGTTACCACACACGGACGTTTAGTATTTCAGCTGCTAGCATCGGCGCCAACCACAAAAGAGAAAGAGTCTGGATTGTGGCAAACGCCAACGGCAGTGGGAATAAACCAGAGAAGTCAGGAAGCTTTGGAAAGAAAAATGAAAAAGAGGCTGGCAATCGGCAGAACGACAGTACCACCAGGTTCCCTGATGGAACAAATTCAGCTATCGCCCAACAGGAATCAGAAACCAAGATGGAATCTATGGAGAACACCCGACGCACACTGCGACAGGGGACCTTCATCAGAGAAAAGAATGAAAATGAAATTGAAAAAGAAAATGCCAATATCGCTCAACGACCAGGTGAAGCATCCCAATCTGATGTGGCCAACGCCGAGAGCAAAAGAACCAGGAAGAACGACGAAAGGGTTTGGGAGAGGGCTAGCAGAGCTAGTGGAAGGGAAACAACAAATGTGGCCAACACCCAGAGAGTTTATGCACAAGGACAGCACGACGGACAGGGGCAAAGGCAACCTTGGGGAGAAAGTTGGTGGGCAGTTGAACCCGACGTGGGTAGAGTGGCTCATGGGATACCCGACAGGGTGGACCGACTTAAAGCGTTAGGAAATAGTTTATTACCTCAAATACCTTTTTACATAGGGTTGGCTATCTTAGAAAGCATGAAAGATGCATAGACACATTATTATAGGACCTCCTGGCACGGGCAAGACAACTTACTTGAAAGATAAAGTGGAAGAGTTTCTCAAGGCGGGCTTATGCACGCCGAAGGAAATAGGCTACTTCAGTTTTACCGTGAGAGCGGCGGAAGAAATACGTGATCGCATCGTCAAGGACTCCAATCTTAAATGCACGAAGGAGACAGTTAAGATCTTGTATCCTTATTTCTCCACGTTGCATTCCCTGGCGTATCGCCGTCTGCAGCTTCAGCAGGCGCAGATTATGGACGATCATGACTATGAAGAGCTATCACGGATCACGGGCCACGAATATGTCAATAATATGAAAAAAGGAAACGGCGTGGACATTGCTATGCCAACGGCGAAAAGTGAATACCAAGACATCATTAATCTTTCATACGCCAGATATCCTGACGACAAAGATCGTTTATATAAAGTTTTCAGAGAAAATACCTTGAACAATTACGGAGCGCGCAAGCTCATTGAACAAATGGATTTGGATTTAAGAAAATTTAAAGAAGACAGGGACAAGTATGAATACGTTGATTATTTTGTTAACTTTTTAAAGAAACAAAATCCTCCTCCCCTTAAATATCTGTTCATTGATGAGGCGCAGGATCTCAGCGCACAGCAATGGCAGGTTGTGGATATGATTCAAAGACAATCCGGAGCGATTGAAACCTACATAGCAGGGGACGATGACCAGGCCATCTTCAGGTGGGCTGGAGCGGACATTGAGCATTTTATTAAAATGGCGGACAGAAATAATTTGAACACCATAGTGCCACTGACTCAGTCATTCCGCATTCCCATCAGTGTGCACAGTCTTGCCACAAAACTTGGACAGTCAATATCCCAACGCATCCCAAAACAATATAAACCAAGAGATGAAATGGGGATAAGAAAAGTCTTAAATATCAGACCTTTACATCAAGGATTGAAGGAAGGTCAGTGGCTAATTTTATGCAGGACTCACGAAGTTGTACAGTCTGTGTGCGAGACATTGGAAACATATGGATGGATTTATAAACGGTATGGATTTCCAACCATCAGTTTTAAATACATCGAGGCCATCAGAGCGTGGACCGCGCTTCAAAACGGTAAATCTATCTCAGGCGTAGTATGCGATGTAATTTATCATCATATGGACAGCACGCGGATCCAGAGAAATTACGGAGTGTTCAAGGGACAGCCCGAAGGAAAGTACAGCCTGGAAGATCTCATTAAAGACTATGGGTTGCGGGAAACAATTAAAATATCCAAAGAAAAAACACTCAGCACCAGGGAGATAGCCTGGTATAACATGCTGAATTCCAAAGGACTGCAACGCCGTAAGACTTATCTGCGCGCAGTAATGCGCTCAGGCAACAAGCTTGACGCCGTTCCTCGCATTGAAGTGTCAACCATCCACGCATCCAAGGGTGGTGAAAGACAAAAAGTTATGTTATTAACCGATCTATCCTATGCCCCTTACAGGTCGTATACAGAAAGCCGACAAGGAAGAGATGATGAAGCAAGAGTTTTTTATGTCGGTGTGACAAGAGCCAAAGAAGAACTATATATTGTTCACCGAACCTCAGGACAACACGAATATGAACCCATCTTTCACTACGCAAGTCAGGCAGCATGATCTCACAGGACATCTTAGAAGAAGCAAAGAATTTAATTGGTGCCGATCGCCAGAAAGACTATGGCGACAAGCTTACCAATCACACGAACATTGCGGCGTTGTGGTCTATTTTCCTCCAAACAAAAATATCCCCTCACGACGTCGCGGTGTGTATGGCCTTGGTAAAAGTAGCACGGCTCATGCACCAACATAAAAAAGACAGCTACATTGATATGGCGGCCTACGCTGCCATTGCAGGCGAGATTGAAGCGCGAACAGGCAAAGGTCAATCATTTGAAGGCGAAGGGGAGAGAAGAGGACGGATCACAAAAGAACATATAAAATCATTAAACAAATGCCCTCATAATTAAAATGAAAAAACAACCTAATTGGTTTCCTAAAGTCCATATGATGCCAAGTGAATGGGTGATGCCTGATCACTTTCCTGATCTATCGGAATACACTGAAATAGCCATTGACGTGGAGACACGGGATCCAGGACTAAAGACAACAGGTCCAGGATGGGTGGCACAACGTGGAGAAGTGATAGGAATTGCCGTCGCAGTTGATGGCTGGTGTGGATATTTCCCCATAGCTCATGACACACCGCCCAATATGGATAAAAAAATCGTGACTAAGTGGCTGAAAAAACAGTGTTCTTATGACTACATGAATTATGTTTTTCACAATGCTTTTTATGACATAGGCTGGTTATCCACTTTAGGTATTGACATTCGAGGCAAAATAATCGACACTTTAATCGCCGCACCATTGGTAGATGAAAATAGGTTTCATTTCGATCTAAATTCATTAGGAAAAGACTATCTACAGGAATCGAAATCGGAAACCCAACTCTACGAGGCGGCAAAAATGTGGGGCATCAATCCGAAATCGGAATTGTGGAAGCTTCCCGCCTCACATGTAGGCGAATACGCAGAACAAGATGCTGCTATAACATTACGCCTATGGCATCATCTTAAAAAAGAAATCATATCACAGAACTTATTAAATATTTTGGAACTTGAGATAGACCTCTTTCCTGTCCTATTCAGAATGAAGCAAAAGGGAGTACGGGTGGAGCTCGATAAAGCGGAAAGGATAAAAAATGATTTATTATCTAAAGAGAATAAGATTATGGTTTCAATTAAGAAGCTCACAGGTCAGAATATGGAGATATGGGCTGCAGCATCGGTGGCTAAAGCTTTTCAAACCCAGAACATCCCTTACGACCGTACTCCAACGGGCAAACCAAAGTTCGATAAAAACTTTTTGGCAAATCATGAAAGCCCCCTGGCGAAGATGGTCGTGGAGGCGAGGGAGATTAACAAGGCGAGAACCACGTTCATTGAAAGTATCCTCAAGTTTTCGTACCGAGGAAGGATTCACGCAGACATACACCAAATGAGATCGGATCAGGGTGGTACCGTCACAGGACGGTTTTCCTATTCTAATCCGAACCTACAGCAGATCCCCGCTCGCAACGCCATACTTGGTCCATTAATTCGTTCCATTTTTGTACCAGAAAAGGATTGCCAGTGGGGGATCTTCGACTACTCGCAACAAGAACCACGGCTCGTGGTCCACTACGCCTCCTTACAAGAATTCATAGGAGCATCAAAATTCTTAGATGCTTATCAAGAAGACGACACCACTGATTTTCATCAACTTGTGGCTGACATTGCCAGTATTCCCCGTAAGCAAGCAAAGTCAATTAATTTGGGACTTTTTTATGGAATGGGAAAAGGGAAACTGATGTCACAATTAGGCCTTAATTTAGAAGACGCTGAAGAAATACTGGCCACATATCACGGAAAAGTTCCTTTTGTTAAACAACTGATGAAGGATACAATGTATAAGGCTGGAAAAAAAGGATACTTACGCACACTTCTGGGAAGACGATGCAGATTTGACTTATGGGAACCTGTTAATGAATGGGGTTCAAAAGCTCTTCCGCTGAAACAAGCGAAAGACGAATATGGCGAACATATGATTAAACGCGCGTGGACGTACAAAGCTCTCAATCGATTGATTCAAGGATCAGCTGCGGATCAAACAAAAAAAGCTATGCTGGATCTATCTAAGGAGGGGTATATAGCGCACATCCAAGTCCACGATGAATTAGATTTTTCCCTTAGTAGTAAAAAAGACCAAGAAAGAAGAAAAGAGATTATGGAAACATCTGTTGAATTATTGGTACCAAACAAGGTGGACATAGAAACAGGGAAAAGCTGGGGCGATGCTGGAACGTAAGAAAAATCCTATGGCTAAAGAAGTGCGAACTCCTAAATACAAACAACGCATCGTTAAAAATAAAACGGTATATGACAGGAAACAAATTATATCTGATGAGGAGGAGGGCGATAGAATGAGGTTTGAGGACCACTTATGCGAAATAGATGCAGTGGAAAAATTAAAAAATAAAAAATGAGCTATCTAAAAGCAAAGAAAGTAGACTATCCTTCCATTCATAAAATAGTCTCTTTCAGAGATCTACGAGGAATTGAATGGTTTGAGATGATCAGAGCCTTGATATCTGATGAACCCATTGTTACCAAGACACCCTTGTCTAGATCCATTCGAGCCTTGAGTTTAGACATACAAAAGAACGGTCTTATACATCCCATTCTTATTTTAGATGATCAAGTTGTAAGTGGAATGCAACGTTCAGTCATCGCCAAGCATTTGCACTATACTCACATATCTTGTTATTATTGTAAGGACGAAGAACAAATGAAAAAAATTAATAAGGAGCAAAATGACTAGTGTACAACATTTAAAGCTACTGCTGCCATACTACGTTAAGGAATACCGTAACATTATTTCTACAGAGTTGGCTCAAGAGATCATAACGCAATCTGACTTAAAGTTCTTTCCCGCCACTTCGGGAGGGGGTAAATTCACCAAGGCTCGCCGCTGTTACGTCAAACAACTTGAACCAAAATTTAAGAATAAAATTGCTACCATTTTTAAGGATCTCTTTAAATCATACATTCAGGAATTTAAATTCTTTGATGGCTTAAAGATGGAGGACAGTGGATATGACCATCTTCTCTACAAGAGCGAAGAGTCTCATGAATATAAAGAGCATGTTGATCATTCCCAATTCACAAAGCCTAGAGTTATAAGTTGTTCGTTGCTTCTTAACGACGACTACGAAGGAGGAAACTTTAGTTTTTTCGAAGGGGAATATGAGATCTCCAGACTGGCCTGTAGTGCCATTATGTTTCCCAGTAATCCGTGCTTCCCTCATTCAATCACTCCTGTTTACCAAGGGGATCGTCATGCCATCATCACCTGGGTCCATTGATGAAAGCCATTCTCTTCAACGACACGTCTGATTTCCATTACGGTTGCAATGTGGCGATGAGATATCGCCGTATGGATCTGAAGAAAAACGGTTACACTGTTCTGG